AGTATTGACATGATACTGGTTGACCTTCCTTATGGAACTACCCGCAATCCTTGGGATAGCATCCTTCCTCTTGATAGGCTGTGGGAACAATATCTTCGCATCACAAAAGAAACAGCAGCTATGGTTTTTACTGCTGCTCCTCCTTTTGATAAGACATTAGCCTGTAGTAATCTTGCACTGTTTCGATATGAGTGGATTTGGCACAAGAACAAGGCAACTGGACATCTTAATGCCCACAAGATGCCTTTGCGGGCTCATGAGAATGTACTGGTATTTTACCGTAAGCAGCCTACATATAATCCCCAAGTAACAGAGGGGCATAAGCCTATGAATCTGGTTTATGGAAAGGAAATAAGTAAGGATGCGGAGCAGCGTAATTATAATCATGCCAATCAGGTTGCAAATCTGAGTAGGAGAACTACTCGCCAGCCTCGTGATGTTCTAAATTTTCGAGTCCATGATAATATCAAAAAAGACAAGTTTCACCCAACACAAAAACCAATTGACCTGATGGAATATTTTATTGTCACCTATACAAACGAGGGTGATGTGGTGCTCGACAATACCATGGGAGCTGGTACTACCTGTGTAGCTGCTAAGCAGCTCAATAGAGGATATGTCGGAATGGAGTTGGACCAAGGATATTATGATTTTGCTGTGCAGCGTGTCAATAAAGCAATTGCTGGTATAAGTGTCGGTAAAAAGTTTGATAACACAACCAATGTAAATAAAGAGTCAAAGAGAAAGAGGAGCGTCAAGTCTGGGTAAGAACTAAACAAAAACTAATCAATAAATTTTACAGATAATACTCTTGGGACGAGGAACCACTCGTCCCTTTTTATTGGAGACCTAATGAACAAACATCCAGGAGCAATGTGTGAAGAGTGTGGTGATGTATTCTTTTGTGAGCATTTGGGGTTGCTAAACTTGCCCCTTCTTGCCAGCCTTATGGGCGGATGCCCAATAGGTTCGTATCTATTTACGGCTGGCGGTCTGTCTTCTGGAAAGGAGAGGCAAGGCAATGAAACCCAGTTCTTTTGACGACGGCAACATAATAAGAGGCACAGGCACCAATGACGATTATCCTAATGGACTACCCAAGGGGTCAGTATTTAGGGGCAAAGTTATATGTGGTGCCCCCACCAAAGCAAATAAACCTTGTATTCGTAAGCCACAAGAAGGTGGGAGATGTATTCAACACTCTGGACTTGAAATACACAGAAAAACACCCGAAAAATCATTCTATAACAGCGTCTATACACCAGACGAGACTAAACATACCAAGGAAGTAAAGATTGGAAATCTCAAGGAAGAGATTATATTATTCAAGATTTTACTAAAAAGGGTCATAGAAGCAGGAAAGTGGAGTGTCAAAGAGATAACAACCTTGGCACATACAATCAAAGAGTTGGAAGATACACACTTCCGTTTGATGGGAGGGGAGATAAAGGGCAACCCATTAGATATGGTCTTGGCAATGAAGCAGGCTACTATAGATATGGACAATAGTGTGGTGTCCAATGACTGAACGCCTATTTCAATATAAAATAAAGACTGCGGAAGCCCAACAACAAATCTATGGCTACTACAACTCACAAAAGCAGTTCAATGTAGTGCCCAGTGGTCGTCGTGCCCTAAAAACTGAAACTGCCAAGAGAAGATTAGTAAAGAGAATGTTGGGTGCCCACGACCCTAAATCTCCTTATTATGTATCAAGTAGAACTGCTAACTATTTTGTAGCGTGCCCTACATTAGCACAAACTATTCGTATCTATTGGAAAGATATGATAGCCTTATTGAAGCCCTTTATAAAGGATTATAATAAATCTCAACGGACTATAGAACTCGTCAATGGTGCTACTCTATTCTTTTTATCAGGTGAAGCCCCTGAAAGATTTGAGGGTATGATGTGGGATGGTGGTATCCTTGACGAGTATGGTAATATGGCAGAAGATGTTTGGACGGAACATATAAGTGAGTGTTTAGCAGATACAGGTGGATATTGTGATTTCATAGGAGTTCCAGAGGGGCGTAATCATTATTATAAGTTATATAATGATGCTAAAGAAACTCCAGAGTATTGGGACACCTGGCACTGGTTATCAAAGGATGTATTAGCAGACCATATCATAGAACAATATAAAAAGATGCTTGACGAGAAAACATTTCGTCAGGAAATGGAGGGTTCTTTTGAGAGTTATCAAGGTCGTGCTTACTACCCATTTGACCACGCTTTACATCTCCATAGGGTAGTATATAAGAAGGACACACCACTATTCATTCAGTTTGATTTCAACACCGCACCAGGGGTTGCTACTTTTAGCCAAGAATGCCAGAAAGGGCAGGTGCTAACACTTCCTGACTTTACTGGAACTGGATGTGTAGGTGAAGTTTATATAAATAAAGGTTCCAATACAGAACTGGTTTGTGGTAAGGTCATACAACTATTTAGACAACACGAGGGCATATTTATAATAGATGGTGATGCTACTGGTGGTGCCCATAAGACATCAAGTGATAGAAGTGATTGGGAAATAGTTATCCAAATGTTCAAAATAGCATTTCCTAATAGAGTTCATTTCAAGGTGCCACCAAGTAATCCATTTGAACGGGACAGAATAAACGCAGTGAATAGTAGATTGAAGAATATCAAGGGTGAGGTTAGTTTGGTGATTGACCCTGATAAATGTCCAAGATTGGTAGAAGACTTTGATAACACCTCTCTAAATGATAAGGGGGAGTTAGATAAGCCCGCTGGTCATAAGTATTCACATATGACTGACGCACTGGGATATTACATTTCCCGTGTATTCCCCGTTATTAGATATGTAAATCCTCAAATGACCCACTGGAAATAATGGAGATAAAATAATGGCTTACGATAAGAGTAAAGTAGGGGAGGTGGTATTCATACAAAACCCCACTACGGGTCAAGATAATGCCACCAGCACCTTGACATTCAACCTTACCTATCTTGAATACGCCCACGAATGGGAACAGAACTATGCTTGTTATAAGGGTATAGAGGGTATAGTCAAGGCTAATCTTATTGGTAAGCACCCCAGAGAGAGTGAAAAGAACTGGCAATATCGTAAGGGGCAACTATGTTCCCCTAACTATACATCGTCAGTTGTTGATGCTTATACAGCCCATCTAAATCGTAAGCAAGGTATGATACATAAGAATGGGCTAAATAATAACGAGTTATTTGACCTATTCTTGGAAGATAGTGATTATTCCAATACCCCATTCCTTGATATATTCAGGGAGGAACAACAATATGCTTCTATCTTTGGTGGTGTAGGGTATTTAGTAGATATGCCCGCCTTTGATATAGCAGAGAATATGTCAATGGCACAGGCAATAGAAAATAAGATTTATCCTTATGTGTCAGCCTACTACCCACCTAATATCCTTGATTGGCAATATATAAGAGACGAATGGGGCAGACCCGTATTGGTGTTCCTCAAACTACTTGACGACGATGGTTTTGTTCGTTGTTGGTGGGACCTTGGTGATAAGATACATTGGGAGGTATTCCAGTCCAATATATCTGTTCTTACTACATCGGTTGGTCCTAACTCTACATTTGCCCTTTCTACTATGAGGGTAATGACAGGAACACCAAAGAAGGTAAGTGAGGGTGAGACTAATAGGATAAAGTGTATTCCCTTTGAGTTCCAATATAATAGACAATCAGGTATTCGTCTAATCGGGCAAAGTGATGTCAATAATATTAGCAGATTAGATGTCCGCATTGTCAGTAATCTCTCCCGTATTGGTGAGATAGCAGACATTGCCGCATTTCCTATCTTATTGATGCCTAAAGAACGAGAGGGACAGGCACCTGCTGAAATCCCAGTAGGACCCACAGCAGTTCTACCAAAGGACCCCAATACTGACTTTGGTCCCGAGTGGTTGGCTGCCCAAGTTGCCGAACCTATTACAGCCCTATGGATGGATAACGATAAGACAAGGGAAGAGATTTATAGAACAGCCCTATTTGGTGGTATGGAAGACAAGCAATCAGGTGGTAATACAGGACCTGCCCT